GTAAATATGCAAGACGTCGGAAGCAGCGACCCGCGTCGATACCATGCGCGCGACAAGGCCCGCGGCATTGGGATGCTCGGGGAAAAGCCAATAGCCCGTGCGCTTGCCATCCGAGCCGTATTCGATCCCCTGGTCGACGATTGTTTGATTGCCGCGGCCGGCCTGAAACATGATCCGGTCGCGACTTTGGTCGAGGTGATCCGGCTCAAGCAGTTGGATTTCGAGTGGCACGTTGCCAGGCCGGCGCGGGACCGAAACAAATTGCGCCAAAACCTCGCCCGACTCGACGATTGTCCCGGCAACGAGCCCCATCAGGCCGTCGATATTAAGTTGGCCCTCGGCGTCGCAAGACGCTCCCCATTTGTGCCAAAGCGCGACGGCGTCGGGACTTGCTTTGCAAATTGGAATAACACCGGATCCGACCGAATGACCTTTCCAGGTTGTTACGACGCGCGGACCCCACCATGTATTGCGGACGATATCGCGCGATCGCGCGCGGACAAGATGCAAAGCGCCGCGGGTCGCTAAATTTGCCGAGACGCCGGAAGCGCGCCAATTCGCCGTGCGCCGGCCGACGGTCGCCGCGTCATAAGCGGATCTAACGCTTTCCATGCGATACCGCGCGACCGCGCGCGACAAGCCGCGCTCGGGCGAGAAAAATCCGATTGCTTTGTCGATATAATTCATGGCTAACGCCCGTCAAATTCTGCAAGCGACGCCCGCGGCGGCGCCGACGTCGGGCTTAATTCAGCCTCGACGCGCGTAATGGCCTGCACCAATTCCGCTTGCGTGCGGTAGGTCACGCGCCGGCCGTTATATTCAACGCTTAGAATGCCCGATGCGAGCATGCGTTTAAGATTATCGAGGTCGCCTTGCGAATAGGCCATTTAGTTTTTTCCCATCCAGTCGGGTTTGGGCGCGATCCAGCCGCCGCGACCAGGTGCGCCGATCGGCGACTCGGCATTGTCGGCCGGCGCCGCGGCAACGCGCGCGGATTGTGCTTTCAAAGGATCCGGCGCGAATAGATCCGGCTCAGGTTCCGGCGCGCCGCGATCGCGCACGATGATCGCCCACTCCTCCGGAGTCATGCGCGAGAGGCCGAGATATTCCGCCATCGCGCGCGCGTAAATCCTGCAATCGAGCAAATGATTTGGCCCGGTTTCTTTCCAAACGCGCGACGTGCGGCCTTTTATCGTTGCCGTGCCGAGATATTCCGACGTCATTTGCCGGAAATAACGCTCGTCGGTTTGGCTGTGAAAATGGCAGTACCCCGCCGGAAAAGCCTCTTGCCCCTCAAGGCCGCCGATTTTTCTTAAATCGGCATACCACGTTGCCTTAAGCGACCATGTTCCAACCGGCCAAACGGCCGCGCCGCGCGCGATCTTGCGGCCGGCGAGCGTGATATCGACCGTCGTCGGCGTGCCGACCGCGGGAACCTGCCAGCCCGGCCGGCCCTTGATCGCAAACGTCCGCGGGCGACCGCGGCACCATGCAAGAACCTGGTTAAAGCGACCGCCGTCGCCGGCATCGACCGCGATCGCGTCGATCGCGCACAAACGACCATAAGCGTCGGGGAATTTCATTTCGTAAAATGCCGCAAGCTTAGCAAAGGCGCCGCGCTCGGGATCCGTCGTGTCTCCCTCAAAAAATTCGTGGTGAATTGTCCACGATTGCGCGTCCTGGCCGTAAGCGACGACCTCGACCCAAATCCCGCTATGCTGCACGTCGACGCCGCAGGTCAAAAGCAATCCGCCGGCGGGAATATGGCCCGGCTCGTAACCGCCGCGGCGCTCGAAAAGGCGTATATGATCCGGCGCGTCGCCGCGGATCTCGAAAGGCAAGCCGAGCCAAGTATTATAAAAAACCCTTAGTTTTTTTTCGTTTCCTTGCGCGGCCCACCATGTCTCGGCGATCTTGTCCCAAGTTGTGACTTGTGAAATCAGCGCGTCGACGTGAAACGACGGGTAAAGCCCCTCGGGGTTTGTCGCGATAAATTCGCCGGCGCGGACAAGGTTTGATTTTTCGTGATGTTCGATCGGATGGCCGCAGCATTGCGCGACGTAATGCGCCGCATAAGGCGGCTTGCGCTCAAATTTTAGATGCTTGAAATTCAAAACAATTTTTTCGTCGCACGCCGGGCATGGAACATGCCAAAAGCGTTGGTCGCCGGCCTTAAACAAACCGTCGATCCGCGACGTGCCGAGGACTTGCGGCGTCGACAAAACGAGAAGCCGCCAATCTCCCGAGGCGTGGAAAGAAATAAAACGCGCCTTGAATAGATCGAGAGGATCGCCATCGTCGCCGATATCGTCCGGCCAGGAGTCGACCTCATCCGCAATGCCGACCTTGAGCGTCCGCGATTTGAGATCCGCGGCCGAGTTGCCGTTAATCAGTGAAAGCGAGCCGCCTGGAAATCGTTTCGTCCTCTCGGTCGAGCCGTTGGCCGAGCGCGAGGTTTGAGGCCGGACTTTTTTTGCAAGTGCCGGCGATTGTGCAATCGTTGGCGCGAGCTTTTCCTTATTAAATTCGGCAAGCGCCTCGGTCGTTTGAACAGCATAACCGATCCGGCATGGTGCGCGATCGACATAGGATCCCGTGAGAAGGATTGCGCCCTCGCTCAAACCCGTTTGCGAGGATTTACGAACAACGACGAAATTCTCCGGACCTTCCGGCCCGAGAATGTCGACGATCGGCGCGACATATGGCGAAAGCGTCGGATCCCATTTGCCGCCGGCACGCGGACCGTCGACGACCGTCAAATTTTTTGCACCCCAGGCCGACGGGACAACCGGCTCGCCAGGCGCGAGCATCGCCGCAAATATGCCGGCGATTAGCGGAAGGGCTTTGGGAAAGTTTTTCATGCGGTGATTTTGTCGGCCTCAGCGAGCGCCGCCGGCGGCGTGGTTTCAATCGTTGGCGACGGCTCAGTCGCGGGCGCTTGCTCGACCTCGTCGCCCTCGACGGTTTCATCCTCGGCCGCGGCGAGGAGTTTCATATTTGCGGCAAGCGTGCCGCGAACGCCTTTTGTGATTTCGCGAAGCAGCACGCGGACCGCAGAGACGCCGCCGCGCGTGTAAGCCGTAACTAGGTCGTCCGCGCGATTTTGGATTTGATCGAGATCGCGCGCGATCGCCTCGCCGCAAATTTCCATCGAGCGCAAGACGTCCTCGGCCTTGAGGAGTTTGCCAATCCTAACCTCGTAATCGAGTTGCTTAAGCCGAGCGTCATAATCCGCTTGGCGCTCGCGCGCTTTTGTAAGGCTCGGAGTATCGCGAGCCGCCGGCGCCGCGGCCGCCGGCGCCGCGGCCGGCCCTAGCGGTAACTCATTCGGCGAAGCGACGCGCGATTTTGACTCGCCGAGCGCCAGGTCCGCGGCCGCGACGTCAATCCAGGTCACGCCGTCCTTATCGACGCGAAAGGCCATCGAAGGAATGCGACCGGAGTCGAGCATTTTCCGGACGGCGGTTTTAGAGACGCCACGATGGCCGGCAAATTCCGATTGCCGCATTTCGACGACGTCAGACATGGTGGTCAACCGGGTTGCCTGATTTTTTATGAGTCGTTTCGGGCGGTTAGCGCCTCTGCCGTCAACCGCGCCGGTCAACCGCGTCAACCCGGTAAACCTTAATTAAACAGCGGTTAACTAGGGTTCCCCCGGCCGTTTGCCGCCCGCATTACTAAGACGCCAGGAGGGACCCGCGAGGATCGAGTGGCGACGGCGCAAGTCGCTCAAATCGGATCATGCCGCAAGCATGTCGTAAGCTTGGCATGTCAAAGGAAAGGAAGGGAAAGGCGTTGAGCTAGGCAAGCTCCGCAAAATCGTGGCGCTTATGCGCCCTCGACTTGATCTGCCTCTAGCTCGACCTCGGAAAGACGCCCGAACAGATGAAACAAGGCAACGATTCGGCCGGGACCGTCAAGCTTTGGGATTAGCCTGATTAACTCCCCTGTAAATCCAGCAAAAGGGCCGGCCGTCGCGCGCACGACGTCGCCGACGTCAAGCTCGATAGGTGTTTTAGTGCGCGTGTAAGGAATATCGAAATTGCCGCCCTCGGCGTGCTGTAGCCTTTCGATCTCGGTATCAGGCACGGCAATAGACTTCTCGCCAAGCCGGACAAAGCCAGTCACGCCGCGGCAACGCATGATCGAGCCGACGGGATCTATGGCCGGTGCCAGCCGTGCGAATAAATATCGCTTGAATAAAGGCCGCTTAACCTCAATCACTTTGCGATGGCTAGAGCGATCGCGCGCCTTGAGAGTAAAGCGCGGGACATAGACGAGATAGCCGAGCTTGCCGATTTCCTTTTCGGCCAATGTCTCGGAGCTTGGCTCGGACTGTATCGCGTACCATTTGCGCCTATCGTCGGGAGAGATTGCCTTTGCCGGCCGTTCCGCTGCCTCGACCCGATCGCCTATCTCTAAGCGCTTCATGCGATGCCCCGATTAAATCAGAACGCTTAAGGGAATTTCCCTTAAGCGTTTCATGGGAGGACGTTGGGAGCTTGAAAGTAGCGACCAATTAAACTCCCATTCACGAAAGGCCATATTTATCAGCCTTAAAGAGACTAGCTTGGGAGCTTGGGAGGATAGGGAGCTTAATGGTGATCCGCGCATGCGCGCATGCGCGCATGCGCATGCGTGAGTCCGACGGTGAAAAAAAGCTCCCAAAACTCTCATAAGCTCCCAACCATAAACAAATCAGATAGTTAGCCGCGCTCCCAAGCTCCCGGATTTGGGAGCTTGGGAGCTTGGCCGTCATTCGATAGCGTCGTCGGCCGCCGCCACCTGTCCGGATCCCTCGCCAGGCGGCGCGCCTTGCGTCTTGGCGTGGCCTTGAGAATCGACAAAATCGTCGAGTTTTGCCTTTTGCTTTATGTCAATCCAAAACATGACGCTCGATTTGTCGGTATGAAAACCGCGCTCTTGCATGGCGTGATTAAGCCCTCGCGCCGACCATTCGGTCGCCGAATTGGCCTTAGCCCAGGCGCAAAAAAGCGCATGCAAAACGCTGGCCTGTACCCGCGCGCCCTTTTCCTCTTGAACGCATGTTGCCAAAAATCGGCCGAGAGGATCGCTATCGCGGCGATATTCCTTAGTCGCGGCGTCGACGTCGGCCGGCACGACCAGGCCGTTATCGAGATAG